GATTCAATACTGGTGCATCGAAACTTATGCCGTTGTGCATGACTATCAACGATGCGTCCTTTAAAAACTCCGGCAGGTTGCTTGCTGCTTTCCATGTGCGTACTTCTCCAGTGTCAATGTCTTTAGTTACGACTAGGTGTATCTTGTCGTGAGCTAGGTTTGTTTCGATGTCGAGAACTATTCTCATCTGTTTCTTCCAATGGACTAAAGTAACTGCATTTATCCCTTTCACGGGGAGAATCAATAAAGTAACTCTGCCTCATGCTCGGTTTAGCCTGTGCTCGGTAACAATCATCAAACGCTGGACAGGAATAATCATTGCACATTGTAATGTCAGGCATGTCATCCTCCGGGCATTTGAGGCATCTCTGCCACAGGAATGCGACTCACTGAATCAAGGGAAGTAGACCCGTCATACTGAGTCAGCCATAGGATTCGTTTATTTGTCCCCACATTCATAGCATACGCCAAAGGAGCACCATATCCACAGTATAGTGTCCATCCTTGCATCAATGGCTTTGCTTCTTCAAGAGTTAACACAACACCTTGCTTATCTTTAGGAACAAAAGGAGGATCAGGCTCATGAAAGCCACCCCATCCGAACTCTCCAAAAACAATAGCTTCCACTACTTCGTCTTGTAGCAGTGCTTCCTCTAAGTCTTTGTATGCGTCTTCCATGTTAACCTCACTTAATGTTCAACCACAATCCAACCTGAGCAAAGGCATACCCTGTCCAGATCATCCCGTTAGAGATCTCTCCCTTGCTCCATTGTAGCACACCTACCACCAAGTAACCTACCCCGGTGGCTCCTACGATTAGATGTTCAAGACTCATCTTTCTCATCCTTCTCAGATTCCTCTTTAACAGGCTCTTCCTCTTTAGGCTTAGTATCCCGCTGAAAGATAGCATCCCATCGGTTTGCATACTCCTCGTTACTCACCTGTCGTGGGCGGCTACTTGAGCCTTTCCCTCCATGCCATGCTGTCATAATACCTCTTCCTCAACTTCGACCATACGCCCTGTATAGCCATTGTATTGTAACTTACAAGCAGGGCCAGTTTCCCCGTTGTACCGATTCTTAGCCACTGCAATCTTGGTCAGGTGTCGCTCATCCTCGTTCTCAGCCATGCTATTGCGCTCCAGCGTGATCACAGCATCACTCAACTGTGCAATAGCACCTGAGCCTCGCAACTGAGACAGAGACACACTACCGCCATCCTCGTGACCTTGGTTGCCCTGTGGTCTACGTAGGTGACTGACACAGATCAGGGTAATGTTCAACTCCTGTACCAGTGTCCGCAATCGAGTCATCATAGAGTCAATGACTTTACGCTCATCACCATTGTCCAAGCCGCTGATAATAATACTGAGGTGATCCAAAAATACCACACGACAATCACAAGCCTTTGCCATATACCTGATCCTGTTGGTGATATTATCAACGTCACTAGAACCAAAGTGATCGAACAGATAAATACGATTACTCCCAAGAGTGTTGTCAAAAGCATCTTTAAGTTCCTGTTCATTAGTCGGTGTATCAGGCAGGTGCAACAGCTTGTTAGCGTGTAGCGACATGATACTACGGGCTGTCTTACGAGTAGATTCCTCAAGGAACAAGCCACCGATATTCCAGCTAGTTGTCTTCAGCAGATTATACAGAATCTCCCTCAAGAACTGACTCTTACCCAAGCCACTGCCTGCGGTAACTGTAATCAACTCAGCAGGTCGGATACCATACAAGAGCTTATTCAATCCCTTCCAAGGGTACTGTGCCTCTGCAATCGGCTCTGGTTTGGAGATTTCCTCCCAGAGGTCAGCAGCATTGATGATACCGTCAGGCACATACGGAGCAGCCCTCCACCAAGCATTCACAAACTCCTTGGTAGCACCTGCGATCAGGTATTCACAAGCATCTTTGTAGCCATCCTTGTACTGCATCACCTTGGCTTTGTTGCCAAACAGTTCAGCTACTTCCTTAGCAGCCTTCTTCCCCGGCTCATCACCATCAAAGCAGATCACCACAGAGTCAAAGCTGTTCAACCACTCATACTGTGCCTTACAGTCCTTCAAAGCAGCCTGAGCACCGTTACGGATACTCACTGTAGGGTAGAGAGATCCTTGCATCTGGAAAGCTGCGAGAGCGTCAAGTTCTCCCTCTGTGATGGTGATAGCTTTTCCTCCGGCATGAAAGAGAGACTGACCGAATAGTGTTGCTCCTGAGAAGTCTCCTGAGATGGAGAATTGCTTTGTAGGAACATTGCGTTTCTTAACAGCCGTTCTAACTCCGTCTCCGTTAGTGTAAGGATAATACTGACAGTCTCCATCGGTGGTTACTCCATATTTCTCACAGGTTGCCTGACTGATTCCTCGATCAGGGATTGATTTAAATGTACCTTGAATGGTCATTTGAGCTACTTTCTTGGGAGCTACTGCATCCCGCATTACTGTTCGTTCATCATAAGCACCTTCGTGCTCTGTCACACCACAGGCAAAGCAATGGGTGTGTCCATCGTCATAGAGACTGTTACCGTCAGAGCTTCCACAATGCTCACAGGCGATATGTCTCAAGAACTTGCTAGTCATGTCGGTTATTCCTTGTCTGTAACATCAACTGTCTACAATCATTCCACCCCTGCACATACTCAGGGTGTTCCCCTTCAGCGGTAGTCATCACATCAGGTACTACAGGTGCGGGTGGGGTGGTGTAGAGGGGTGTTACTGGGCCTTCAGCCCAATCGCTTGGATCAAACTCGTGAAGAATTCCCCTATACCGCCACGCCACCGGCTCCTGCACAGATGCTGCGGTCAGGCTGTGGCATTCATGCGGCCCCGGCCCCCAGTCTTCTTGCACAGGTGCTGCGGACTTAATCGGGAACCCCCACCCGTTGTGTCCAAGCACTTCTGCTGGCTCATAGTCCAGCCCCAACTCTCTGGCGTTCTCTGCCATCTTGTCGAGGGCACGGGCTTGCTTGATGGCGGTGATGGCATCTTCTGCCACTGCGTGATCCATCGCACTAACAGACGTGTCTGTGAAATACTCCAACGCCTCCAGCGCCAAGTCGAGAGCTTCGTCTTTAGTCATACGGTTACCATCCATCGTAGCCATCGTATTGCCTTTCGAGTTCATCCCAAGAATTGTTAATCTGCTTATCAAGGTATGCAAATGCTTCAGCGTTTAGAGTGTCTACAATGTTGACATTCTTGTACCACACTTCCAAGCTGTCCCAATCAATAGCTTCATAGTCACATCCATACATTCTGAAGGATACGAGTACTTCAGCATTATTCTCACCAAGTATGAGAGTTAGTTGGTAGATCATTTAAGCACCACCTTGACAAGGGTTAAGACACCCACAAACAGTGAGACAATCATTCTTTGTCCCCTTTAGAGTCCTTAGACATTCGTTCTACTGCACACATTACATCGTACATAACCTGTTCGTAGCCATTGGCACGGATAAGACCTGCCATATCGTCAATCACTGAGTGATACCAACACTCAAAGTGTACCAGTTCCTGCTCTTGTTTGTCCATAAATTCAATCATTGAATCATTCATGTTGTTACCTGTTAACAGAAGTTAGACACACATAGACACTTATAGTACTTAAAAGTACCTATAACATTGCTTATATGCTTTTATGTACCATATAAGATACTTATAGTAAGTACTTATAGTATGTAACATCTATGCAATGTCATAGTGTCTATATAGTTATTATACATCCTTAATCGTCTTTGTCAAGGTCTAAATTGTAACAAGATGTAACATTGGTGACATCCACATCATCCCCTTCGGTGCCCATCTCCTCGAATGGATCAGCCTCGACAATGACACCTTGAGGGAGCTTTGTCGGTAGTCCCGGAATCTCCTTCAGACATCCATCGCAGATGTCTAAGAATTCGTTAGTGATGCCATGCCGCCTCACTGACTCATGGTCTTTTAAGTTCCTGTCACACACTGTACAACGCATTATTACTCCTTGTGGCTATGTAGCCCTTAGTCAATCAATTTAAAGCCCTTGTAGGCCCGTTTAAAGCCCTCTATGAGGATTCCTAGAGGGTAGGATTAGGTTAATAAGCCACTGAATCAAAGTAACCTCCTAGTATGTAAGCACAAAGTACTATAGCCAATACAAACCAATGATTGTTAAGCATTCTCATGCTCCAGTCTTACCATATCCTCGATGTCCAGAATTATCTGATAGTCAACCAGTCCTTTAATGTCGGGAGGGTTGTCGTCCTTGTATCCTTCAAGATACAGGTCAGTACAGTTAACGATTAGAGGCAAAGTCTCAATGGATTGTATCTCACAAAGCCCATAGAATTCAAACCCTCTAATAATGTAATTAAATTGTTTTAGTTTAATCATTGTTCCCTCGCTTTCAGCATGGCATTGGCCATTTCGTATGCCCGTTTTGCTACGGCATTAAACTCATTGTCGCTAACACCAGCATTGAAGTCGCCTTGCATCGCCTTGGCCGCAAAATAGTCTCTCATGGTCATGCCTTGACTGTTAGAAATTGATAAGGCAGTAACAACTCTGTCACTTTGTGGGAACGCTGGCCCACCTGTATCTGTATTGCTCACAATAGTGCCTCCTCAAAGTCATTAAAATCAATCGGTGTTGTGTCGTGCTTGTCTTTGTCAGTCTCTAAGACCAACGATTCAGGGGTTTGTGCCCCGTTGAAGTACTTAAAAGGCCAGTTATCCATCATTTTACCCGTTTCACAATGAATAGGTTAAGACATTCACCTTTGACCCACTTATCGGGGACAATTTCCCCTGTGTCAGGGTCGCAATAGGGTGTCTCAGGGGCAAAGTTGTTGCAATCGTACCAGTGCTGGCATATTGCCCTCTCAGTGGCGCTAAAGGCCACTATGCCGGATGATTTGAATTGGACTTCGTATCTCATATTGTACCCTTTCCAATGGGATCAATCCAGCTAATCCGGTACATAAGCCTATGCTCAGGGTTTATAGCCTTAGCCATAGCTAACGCGTCATAAACTGCCCTACGTATTTTACCCGGTCTTTCAGCCACGGCTTGAGCAGTAGAATGTAGTTTATAGCCTTGAGCGCGCCCTATGGCTTTTCCAGTGCAGTCGTAAATTTGATACATAGTATACCCCTAGTCAATGTTATTTCACCGACACAATCAAGCCGTTTTCAAGCTTAACAGTAGCGAAGAATTCACGCCCTTTTCCGGTAATATGAGGGCGATTAGCCCCGGTCAACGTCCCATTGTCACGATATTCCGGACCGAACATTGACGTTTCAATGTAACGCAGTGGCTTGCCGATATTCTCTTTTAAGTCTTTTTTGGATGGATAGTTGAAGACAATCATTTTGTGTTCTTTCAAGTGTATCCCTACAAAATTGTAGGCCATAACGCACGGGTTAGCATGCGCTACAGTCTACAAGCTAGTCACGTACCATACGTAAACTTAGCGGTATCTTCAGGATACGATTCTAGCATTGTATCTATCTCTTTAAAGTTAGCCAATTGATCCCGGTATATCTGTAACTTTTCAAGCCAATACGGGCGCGACTTTTCCGGTATCGGTTGACTTAGATTGTACTCTACAATCCGGATAGACTGCAAGATAACTTTTTTGTGTACGCTATCGGTCATAACTTACCCCTTTATTAGTGCATGGCAATTGCAATTACACGGTTTTTCATTTGTGGCATGCCGCATGCATGGCCCTTACCCGTGCATGTACCGCATGTGCCCGGGCATGGAAAAATCTTTTGATCCGGAAAAGCGGCACGCAAAGCGGCATTAGTGGCAATTGTGCCATGATCCGTAGACTTTACTTTTTTGCCGATAGATACCGCGACAAATTCGCCACGGGTTATCGGTAAAGCTTTCACATAGTCAATCATGGCCTTAGATGCATTGTGACCGCCTGAAATGTTAAGCTGATAGTTAGTAGGCCATGTGCCAATGACGTTATAGCCAAGCAAAGCGGCAAAACTCTTGCTATAGCCGTATGCCCGTGCATTAGGTGTATCGTGCAATAGTTGCATCCAAAACGCCACGTCACCGCCACTTGAAAAGTCACCGTCAACGTATAAGCGGAAATCAAAACCATTAGGGCGATTAGCCGCTATAAGCGAGAATGCATCTGCTATAACATTAGGTGCAAAGCGCATGAGATATGCATTCTGTACCATACGGGCGAAAGCCGCCGGATACCGCCATGCACGGTAACTGTAACAGAAATTGATACAGTCACCCGCTCCCGGGCATGTGACACCCGGTAATGTACTGAAAGAGACAAACGGTAACTTAGAATTACCGCCTAGTGCAAAGATGCTGAATTTAGCCGTATGCGTAGCGAATACGTCAGACAATTTATTTAGGCTGGTTTGCCAACCCGTGCCGCTAAAAGCCGGATCAATCTGTAACTGATATAAGGCTTTGCTGATAGCGTTATCGTCACCCGTTTGCACCACAATGGCGAATTCTTGAAGCTTTGCAAACTTAGGCGCATTTGCGAATGTTTTGGTTATCATGGTTTTAACTTTCTTAAGTTATGGCCGTGGCCGTGGTTGATTGTGTAGTTATTTTACAAGTACGTCAAAGTATGATGCAATCAGGATAAACCCTAATGCAACCATGCCCGCGATGATAGCTAAACCTACTGCAAATTTAACATTGTCTGACATTGTAAACCCCTACTAGGTTTTGTTGATGATGACTGTATTGTACCATACTTTTTTGTTTGTCAATAGCTTTTATGGAAATATTTTATAGGGACAAACCCTTATGTATATCTGTACAGTAACCCAATGGCCAGTGACTGAATAGTCTGGATTGTGACTGGATAGTATACTTTGTAGGCACCTACATCGCCCCTCACACATCCCTATTGAGAATGATTCTCATTTGCATCTACAGTGACTACAATGTGACTATGCAGTATAGTGCATGTACATGAAGTATAGTGCATGACTAGACTGACCAGTATAATTATGACTACTCAGTCACTTTCTAGCCTACAAAGTCATGGGGGGGAGGGTGTGGTGTTTGAGTTTATCTTTGTAGGAGCCTCTAACGCTCACAAAAAAGGAAATAAAGGACTAAATTGGGGACAGATCAGGACTATGTGCTTAAAGCGCTAAGTAGTTGATCGGTAAAGAAAACTAGACAGACTAGACAATCCGCTGTGTCTGGACTTAAAAGGTGACTGGAAAGTGGACTCTGGAAGCAGTGTCAAAGCTTAAAAGTGTAAAAGATGTAAATATTTGTAACAAAGTAGGATAAATCATAAGGTATAATATTGCAAGTCAATAGACAAGCATGGTATAATATTCATATAAGGTAATGATAGTTGCTAAGAAGGTGATGGACTCTTAAGTGCTAACATGGAATCTGGACAGTTGATGCAACGAATGTATAAGTTAAATACTATAAGAAATACTTACAATAAGTACTTATAACAATAACTTAGTAAGTTCTTAACTTATACGTTCCTTTAAAGTACTTTAAGTGTGTAGATGTTTTGTCTACTCACAGTTAGTTGTCTCTACGACAATAGGTTGTCTCCCTAAGAAAGGATAAAGACAAATGGATCAAGAACAAGAACCAAGTAAACGTAAAGCTGGAAGACCAAAGAAGTCAGAGCTAAAAGAAATAAAAGAAAGTAGATCAGTAGGTCGTCCCAAAGGTGAGGCTGCAATCATCAATGAGTATAAGCTCCGTATGCTTAACTCACCTAAGTCAGCTAAAGTCTTAGAGGCTATATACGATGCAGCTCTGAACGATGAACATAAGAACCAAGCAGCAGCATGGAAGCTGATTGTCGATAGGATTGTCCCTGTGTCTTCTTTTGAAGCTACAAAGCAGGGTGGTGGTACACCTCAGATCAGCATCAACATTACTGGCTTGAACCAGCCTATGGTCAGCACCGATGAGGACATAATTGATGTCTGAACTTAACTTTGCTTTACTTAACTGGCAACAGACTGTCTTTAAAGACTCTCACCGCTTCAAAGTGGTAGCTGCTGGTCGCCGTTGCGGTAAGTCCCGTCTGTCTGCTGTAACGCTGCTTATAGAGGCTTTAAACTGCCCTGAAGGGTCAGCAGTGATGTACATTGCTCCTACCCTCGGACAGGCCAGAACAATTATCTGGGACTTGCTGCATGACTTAGGTCGTCCAGTGATCAAGTCCTCCCACATTAACAACTTGGAGATTACCCTTGTCAACGGTAGAAAGATCCTCGTTCGAGGTGCTGATAATCCTGATAGTCTTCGTGGTGTGTCCCTTGTGTACGTGGTACTGGACGAATGTGCTTTCATTAAGCAGGAGATTTGGGAGAAGGTTATCCGTGCTGCTTTGTCGGACAAAAAAGGTAGGGCTTTATTTATCTCTACTCCGTCTGGTCGTAACTGGTTTTACGATGCTTTCAAGCTTGGTAAAGAAGGTGCTGACGAAGAGTGGAAGTCATGGCACTACACCACCCAAGATAACGAAACAATAGATCCCAAGGAAATTGAAGCAGCCAAGCGTACACTCAGTAGCTTTGCTTTCAAGCAGGAATACCTGTCTAGCTTTGATACATCAGGATCTGACATCTTCAAGGAACACTGGATCAAGAAGGGTGAAGAACCCCGTGATGGTTCCTACATTATTGCCATTGACTTGGCAGGCTTTGAAGACATATCAGACGGTACACAGAACAAGAAGAGACTAGACGAATCAGCCATTGCTGTCGTTAAAGTCACCGATGATGGTACTTGGTGGGTAAACAAGATTGAGCATGGACGATGGGACATTAAAGATACCTGTATGCGTATCTTAAAGAACATCAAAGAGTTTCAGCCTCTGGCTGTAGGGATCGAGAGAGGAACAGCTAAGAACGCTGCCTTGACCATCCTACAGGACATGATGAGGCAGTACAACACCTTCGCTCATATCCAGACACTTACTCACGGGAATAAGAAGAAGACAGACCGTATCATCTGGGCCTTACAAGGACGGATGGAGCACGGTAAGGTTATCCTTAACGAGGATGGTGAGTGGAGTGACTTTGAAGACCAGCTCTTGATGTTCCCTACCAAAGGCGTACATGATGACTTGGTGGATGCTCTTGCTTATGTTGAACAACTTGCCCTCAACTCTTTCGTTCCTGACTATGAGGACGATGAGTATGAGGTTTATGACGCTATATCGGGGTACTAAATGAAACAAGGTTTATACGCGAACATTCATGCCAAGCGTAAACGCATTGCTGAAGGCTCTGGCGAGAAGATGAAGAAACCCGGAGCTAAAGGTGCTCCCACAGCAGAGGACTTTGAAGAGTCTGAAAAGACAGCTAAGAAGAAACCTAAGAAGAAGGTTAAGTAATCATGGCTACTAAAAAGAAAGACTCCCGACTGGAGAATGCAGGCGTTGAAGGTTATAACAAACCTAAGCGTACTCCTAACCACCCTACCAAGAGTCATGTCGTTGTTGCCAAAGAAGGCGACAAAGTAAAGACTATTCGCTTTGGTCAGCAAGGTGTTTCTGGCTCTCCTGAGGATGAGGATGAAACAGAAGCTGAACGTAAACGTAGAGAGAGCTTTAAAGCACGACATGCCAAGAACATCGAGAAGGGTAAGATGTCCGCTGCATATTGGGCTGATAAGGTCAAATGGTGAGAACACATGGAAAATAACTTAGAACAGAGTCAGTATGACGAACCCACCGAGTCGGACAAGGAACTGGCTGATTGGGTTGTCTCCCACACTGACAAGTGGCGCGATTATCGTGACCAGAACTACCTGACCGAGTGGCAAGAATACGAACGTATCTTCCGTGGTCAGTGGGCCGCTGAAGACCGTACCCGTGACTCAGAGCGTAGCCGTATCATCTCCCCTGCCACTCAGCAGGCGATTGAGACTCGACACGCTGAGATCATGGAAGCTATCTTCGGTCAAGGTGAGTGGTTTGACATTGAGGATGACATCCGTGATGTGAACGGTACTCCTTTGGATGTGGAACAGATCAAAGCTCAGTTGATGGAAGACTTCAACCGGGATAAGATTAAGAAAGCTATCGACCAGATTGAATTGATGGCTGAGATCTACGGTACAGGTATCGGTGAAATCGTTGTCAAGACCGAGAAAGAGTATGCTCCTGCTACTCAAGCTATTCCCGGTGTTGAAGGTCAAGCAGCTATCGGCGTGGTCGAGAAAGACCGTATTGCCGTTAAGCTGGTTCCTGTGAACCCTAAGAACTTCTTGGTTGATCCTAACGCTACATCCTTGGATGATGCTATGGGCTGTGCCATTGAGAAGTTCGTATCGGTACACAAGGTCGTTGAAGGCATGGAAAAGGGTATCTACCGTAAGATTGACTTAGGGTTGGATGCTCCCGATGATGACTTAGAAGCTACCGAAGAATCAGTTACCTTCCAAGATGGTAAGGTTCGCTTACTGACTTACTACGGTTTGGTTCCTCGTGAGTACTTAGAGCAGTTGGAGAACGAAGAAGAGGTTGCTGACCTGTTCCCTGAAGACTCCTTGGCTGATGACTACGCTGAGTTGGTGGAAGCTATTGTTGTTGTTATTAACGGCGGCAAGCTCCTGAAGGCTGAAGCTAACCCGTACATGATGAAGGATCGTCCTGTCATGTTGTACCAAGACGATACAGTCCCCGGACGTGTGTGGGGTCGTGGTACAGCGGAGAAAGCCTACAACATGCAGAAGGCCATTGACGGTAGTTTGCGTATGGACAGTGATGCCCGTGCTCTTACAGCCGTTCCTATGATGGCTATGGACGCTACTCGCTTGCCTCGTGGTGCTAAGTTCGAGGTTAAACCCGGTAAATCGTTCCTGACTAACGGCGATCCTAACCAGATTATGATGCCTTTGCGCTTCGGAACACCTGATGAGTCCTCTGTGAGAGCCTCCCAGAACTACGAACGACTGTTATTGCAAGCTACAGGTACTGTTGACAGTGCTGGTATGCCCTCAGCAGCTCCTCGTGATGCTGGTGCAGGTGGTATGTCGATGGCTATGGCAGGCATTATCAAGAAATATAAGCGTACATTGACGAACTTCCAAGAAGATTTCTTGATTCCGTTTATCAATAAGGCTGCTTGGCGATACATGCAGTTCGATCCTGAGCGTTACCCCTCTGTAGATGTGAAATTCATACCTACAGCTACCTTGGGTATCTTGGCTCGTGAGTTTGAACAGCAGCAATTCATTGCTTTGTTGCAGACATTAGGCCCAGACACACCAGTTCTGCCTCTGATTCTCAAGGGAATCTTGGGTAATAGCTCTTTGAGCAACCGAAATGAACTGATTGCTGCCTTGGATCAGATGAGTCAGCCTAACCCTGAAGCTCAACAACAGGCTCAGATGCAACAAGAAGCTGCTATGGCTAAGTTGCAAGCTG